GAAAAGCAGCAGCACCAGCAGCAGCACCAGCAGCAGCACCAGCAGGGGGAAAAGCAGCAGCACCGGCAGCAGCACCGGCAGCAGCACCAGCAGCAGCACCAGCAGCAGCACCGGCAGCAGCACCAGCAGCAGCACCGGGAGCTAAAACTCCGGCACAAATTAGACAAGAAAAATTAAAAGTTGCTAGTGCAAACGCACAATCTCAAATGAAGCCAAAATCTGCTACTGCGCCTGCAGCAACATCGGCTGCACAAGCAAAAATGACACCTCAACAAGCAGCAGCTTTAAAAGGCAGACTGAAGGCAGGATCAGGGGCAACATCAGCAAAAAGCGGATTTAAAAATTATGTGGGAGGAAGTGGCGAAAGAATGACCGGTGTTGATAAGTCGGGTGCACCTATATTTAAAAAAATACAACGTGAAAGCAAATTCTCTCAATTAAACTATGTATTAGAATCTATCATATCGTTAGATGAGGCTAAAAGTAAGTATGCTTTTACTATTAGTTCTTACCTACAAGATTATCTAAAACAATATATGGGTGGAATGGATATATCTGCTCTTAAGCCTATGACAGACCAAGTTCAGAAAAGTTGGAAATTGGGCGGAGGAGGAAATGCCTTGCAGAAACTAGCATCCGCTGCATATTCTCTATATTCTACTGGAGGAAGTCCAGCAGATACTACACAAGATAAAGAAAAAACAGATACAACTGTAGGTACAGACAAAGCAAAAGGACCTTCACTAGTTGATATTTATAGTGGAAGTGCCAATAAGGCTTCAGCAGAGCCCGAAACAGTTGCACAATCACCAGCCGTGTCTACAGGATCAACCACACCAGCATCAACTACAGTCAAACCCGAAGAAGAACCAGCAGCACCAACAACTACACCAACGACTACACCGGCGACTGCACCTGCAAAATCTAATGCGATGGAGCCATCAGCATCACCTGAGACTACACCACCGGCATCACCTGAAAAAGTTAAAACTGTATATATGCAAGTAAAAGATTTAGTTAATAAACTTGACAAAAAAGGTAAACAAAGAATTTTAGCAACATTAGAAAAAGAAGTTGGAGCTGAACCTTCAAAACCTGCTGCAGGTGCAACAACAGCTACAGGTGGCGCTGGAGCATTTGGGCAAATGGCAGGACAACTAGCACAACAACCAACACCGTCGAGCACCGGTGGAACCACTACAGGAGTTTCTGGTGTAGGTTCGGGGGTAGTAAAACATACAGCAGGTAAAGGAACAAAAGTAAAACAGGCCAAAGCTACACGAACAAAACAGGCTGTCCCCACAAAAACTAAAAAAGCATCTCCTTTACCAGTTGCCGAATCAAAACAATATAAAGTTTGGGGAATCAAATGAATTTAGCCGAGTCGTTATCATTACTCGCTGATAAAATTCATGCATTGTCTATTGTTACTGAAGCAAAAGGCCACTTAGACCACCCTGAAGATTTAGTATTCTTAGGTGGAAGTCAAGGTGCTAGTAACGCAGTAAATGCTATTGAAACAACGGTTAAAAATCCTACTGCCATAACCATTAAATGGGATGGATATCCTGCATTGATATTTGGACGTGGTCCTGATGGAAAGTTTTCTATTATGGACAAGCATATGTTTAATAAAAAAGACGGGTCAGGTCGTGTAGTATTCAGCCCAGAACAATTCATTAAGTATGACATGGATCGCGGTGTAGAGCGTACACAGTTGCACCAACTTATTTCTGAAATATGGCCTGGTTTAGAAAAAGCTGATAGAAGTAAAGGTTACTATTGGGGCGACTTATTATTTAGTCAACCACTAGAACCACAACGTGATGGTCTATATCATTTTAGAGCTAATCCAAACGGAATATCTTATACAGTTGACCCAGACAGTGAAATTGGAAAAGAGTTAACTGGTAAACAAGCTGCGATTGTAGTTCATCAGTTCATCCCACCAGGAGCTATGTCTACTGACGAAGCAACACCATTAAATGGAACTATTGGTAAACTTAAAAACAATAGTAATGTTGCTATCGTTCCTGCTAAGATGCCAATGACTCCAAAGTTAAGAGTTGATGGTAATTTGGTAAGAAATGCAAAATCTGCTATTGCCAAATATGGAAAAGCAGTAGATCAATTAATGACTACAGCACCTCAAGCTGCAAGCGCATTTCAAAGTTTATTCACTACATACATTAACAAACGAATAGTGTCTAAAAATCTTGAAAACCTAGTTGACGGATTTATGGAATATTTCAATAGTCGTCCAATGACTGACAGTATGCGTAATAAACTGACACAACACATAGAAGCAAACAAAGAAGGTCTAATAGGTGCATTTACTATTTGGGTAGCTTTGTATAACTTAAAAATGGCAGTTGTAGAGCAATTAAATAAAGCGGCTGAGACTGCCCCGGTACAAGGTTATCTACAAGACGGAACAAGAACGCAAGAGGGATTTGTGTCACAGGGTCTAAAATTCGTAGACAGAATGGGATTTAGTGCTCAAAACTTAGCAGGTCAACGATAATTTTTTACGCACTAAACCAAGTTTTTTTTAAAATGGAATAAATAAGTGTATGAAGCAGTAGGCTTCAAACTTATTAAAGGAATTTTAAAATGGCACAATTTACAAGAGTTAACGGTGACTATCAACCAGTACAAAACTTTGACAGTTTTGATTACACAAACAACGGTGTAAACGCAGTTGTTTCTGGTGCTACAGTTCAACCACAAGGTCCTAAATTAGACTTTTTCACAATCACTTTCACAGGTGCATTGACAACAACACAGTTGAACACAGCAGTTCAGACAATTCAGCAATTAGCTACAATTTACATGTATGAATATACAGACGACACAAACGACACATTAGCTGTTGCTGTATATCCAGTTGGTGCATGGACAACAACATCTCTAGACACAGCGTTAACTGCTGCTGTTGAAGCATGTACAGTTGCTGCTAGTGCAACATTCACAGGTTAATTTAAACTTGTTCATAAAAAGCCCGATTTTATCGGGCTTTTTTTACCTCTATAAATAGCTCTATGAGCTATATAATATCTTGCTATACTTTATATGATATTACGCAAACAGGCGTATTAAATCGCCAAAGACCTATAAATCAAGAAAATGATTGGACATACAAAAGAAATACGCAAAGTAATTTTGATACTATATTGCAAGCTATTTCCTTGCGTAGTCAACCGGACATATTGAAAAGTCCTAAAAAAATTCAAATATTATTTGACGATTTTCGCAATTTTGGTTTTTTATACGAAGATGAACAAGAAGTAAACTGTTGGACATTTGATTTTGTTGTCCAGCACGGTAGCGTTTTTAATGATGGTATTTCAGAGTTAGGAGCACTATATTCAGATTGTCATAATGTTCCAATGATTAAATGTGGAACTGAATGGGGGAAGCTAGATAATGTGTTGGATACTACTGAGGAACTTAAAAATATATATTTTGAGGTTTTAAATAATGGATAAGAATTTGTTAAAACTTGAAAAAGTTATATCTCAAGAATACATAGATGAACTACGTGATATTATAATCTATCAAGATATAGACGGATCATTTAATTTGTACGGTAAGTATAAAGTAATAAAAACAGTTGATGGTGTTTATAAAGTAAATGTTGACACAACCTATACTGAACAAATTTTTTATAAATTGACTAATGCGATTGCGTGGTGCAGTTTTGATAAAAGAAAACTTTATAATAAAGCATCAAGGTTGCAACAGTTGGATAGATTAGTTTATAGTATGGATACAGAAATACAAATTCAAGCCAAATTACTTAAAAAGACCAAAGACCCAAGTAATGCAATAATTTACTTGTCTAAACTCTCAAATAATAAAGAAAAAAAACGAAATTTTATATCCGAATTAAATTATTTTATCACAGAATATAAAAACTATCAAAATGGTTTATTTGATAAATCCAAATTATTAAGCCATCAAAGATAAATAATAGATATAAGTTACAGGATCTTAACTATGAAACTAACAGATTTAGATAGCTCTCCAGTTATCACAGCTAAAAAAGCATTATCTCAGAATTATGAGGTTCCATTTAATGTGGACAAAATGGGTACGGTTGATACAGTAACCATGTTAAATAAAATTCGTGGCTTAATGCGTGAAGCAAAAGAAAGTAAAAACTTTTATCAAAATCAAGCAACGCCTGCATATATGAAATTAGTTTTTATGGAACAAGCACTATCACATCATTATCAAGATTTAAAATCTAGACCTAGGACTAGAATTGTACTTGAGAATGAAGAAGTTGAAAAATCTCAAGTTGTGTTAGCAGCACAAGATTTGGTTGATAGTACACAAAAAATGCTTGAAGAAGTTAGTGACATGTTAGTTAAAGAACTTCCTGCTCTAACTACAAGCATTGCTAATGAAATGGGTGAAGAATCCAGTCAAGCATTTAGTCAATCTGCCACAGAAGCATTAACACAGTTACAAGCAGCTATTACAGCGGCACGTGGTGGTTTACAGGGTGCATTAGGTGGTATCACAGGTCAAGGCGGCCCAGCTAATGCATTTGCACAAGGTGGTCAAGAAATGGCAGCAGGCGCAGCAGAGATGGGTGCAGGTGCAGCAGAAATGGGAGCCGGCGCAGCAGAGATGGGTGCAGGTGCAGCAATGCCAGCAGCTCCGGCAGCAGGGCCAGCAATGCCAGCAGAAGAACCAGAAGCAGAACCAGTCGGTGGCGTAGGTAGAAGTAAAAGGTAATACCATGCGACTTTATGAGTTCGCTGGTAAAGACCCGATAATTTCTAAACTTGTTGTATTAAGTAATCAACTTAAGTCAGACATAGATAATAAAAAAATTCAGGGTGAATGGACATTGGAACAGTTGCTAAACTTTTTAGCTGCTAACCGAGTCTACGTCGGCGAACCTGACATTTACGACATGGTAAAAAAACCTCCACTGAGTAAAGTCATAAGTAATATTGAAAACGATGTTGTAACATTTAAAGGCCTAGATCAACCCGAACTACCAACACCGGATCAAAATCAAAGCCAACAAGTCGTTCAACAAATGGCTAAAAATGCGATGAAATGATTAATATTACAGATATTGCAAAACGTAAAGTAAAACAAACTCTTGCAAAAAGAGGCAAAGGAATAGGAATTAGAGTAGGCGTAAAAACTACAGGCTGCTCTGGTTTAGCTTATGTCCTTGAATACGTTGACAAACAAAATAATGATGACATTTTAATTGATTGTGATGATTGCACAATTTATGTTGATCCAAAAAGTTGTGCTTACGTTCAAGGTATGACAATTGATTTTGTACGCAACGGATTAAACGAAGGGTTTGAATTTAAAAACCCCAATGAACGTGACCGTTGTGGTTGCGGAGAAAGTTTCAGAGTTTGAGATGAAAATTTCTCATATTGTAACGAACGGTTGTAGTTATACATATTGTCAAGGTTTACCAAACATGATTGTTGATGGTTGGCCTGCACAAATAGCTAATAACTTTAATTGTCCTGTTGTAAATTTAGGTATACCGGGAGTTGGTAACGATAGCATCCATAGAAGAACATATGAATACATTTATGAAAATTTATCAGTAGATCAATATAAACCACTTGTAATAATTGAATGGTCACAAAAATGGAGGAAAGAATCCTGGTTAAATAAGGAACTTGATTATATATTTGTTACTTATCCTGATACAGACGTTCAAAAATGGAATAATAATCAAAAGGCATTATTAGATAACTGGAATGATGAAGATTTTATTAGACGTACAATTCTATATAAATTAAGTTTAATAAATTTATTTGAAAACTTAAATATTCCTTTTCTTATGTTTGATTATGATGGGTCAGATGGTCCGTGTGAGAAAAAAGATAAAGTAAAGATGAATTTCCCCACTATGTATGGATTTAGTCAAAATAAATTTGACATGGGATCATTATGTCATTTAACAGGGGCATTGCCAAAATTACCTTGCGGTCATGATGATATAGATGGACAAAATGCACTGAATAAAACTATAAGCAATAAAATTAAAGAAGTATACCCTCAATTAGAGTTTGTCAACAATAGTAAATTTTTGACATTAAACGATTATATTAAAACCAGTAAATATCATAGAAAATTCCCAGAATGGTGTAATTTTAAATTAAAAGATGATATACTACCTTAATGTATATACCAAACAAATTTAATTATGTTTCAATTAATAGGGAAACAATCAATGGAGAACGTAGATACGCTACACCAGATGGTGAGAAACTACCTAGCGTAACTACTATACTTTCAGCTACTACCCCAAAGGAAAAACTCGAAAGACTTAACGAGTGGCGTAATAGAGTGGGTCATAAAAAAGCACAAGAGATTACCACAGAGGCTGCAGGTCGTGGTACACGTATGCATAAATGGATCGAAGATTATATTAAAACAGGAAAGTTAGGTACCCCTGGCTCTAATCCATACAGTATACAAAGTCACAAAATGGCAGAAAGTATAATCTATCAGGGATTAAGTAAATGTAATGAATTTTGGGGCACAGAAGTATCATTATATTTTCCTAAAATTTACGCAGGAACTACCGACTTAGTTGGTGTACATGACAATAGCGAAGCTATCATGGACCACAAACAAACTAATAAACTCAAGAAACGTGAGTGGATTGATGATTACTTTATACAGTTAGCAGCCTACGCTAATGCACACAATGAAGTTCACGGAACAAAGATACGTAAAGGTGTTATTTTTATGTGTTCTGCTGATAATATCTACCAAGAATTTATTATAGAAGGTAATGAGTTTGATAACTGGAGTGATAAGTGGTTCCGTAGGCTTGAACAGTATTACCTTCTATAGTGATAAATAAGTGTAAATCCGAGAATTTACACTTATGGCAATTATTCAAATATCAAAAATACAAGTTCGTTCTGGCAATTTAGTTGATTTGCCGCAACTTGATGAAGCTGAATTCGGTTGGGCCTCAGATACTAAAAGACTGTTTATAGGAAAAACAACACCTAATGAAAACATTGAAATATTAACCTCATACTCTAATATTGATTTCAGTCAATTAACTGGAAGTTATGGGAATTTAAATATTTCAAGTCCAGTTACCGGACAAGTATTGGTATATGATGAATCTTCAAATGCTTGGTTAAATGGAGGTGGCAATGCGCTTGATCCAGGTGAACCAAGCTATTGGGCCAGTAGTCCTATACATTTGGGTAACGTAAGCACACTAAAAATTGGTGGTGGCGCTATTGGTTATATATTAGAAACTGATGGTACTGGTAACTTGTCTTGGACTCCTAAAGGAGTTATTTCAGCTAACATATCTAATGCTACACAAGCTAGTCCTGTTGTTATAACAACAAGTGCAGATAACTTTTTTACAGACGGGGATGTTGTAACAATCACAAACGTCAGTGGCATGACTCAACTTAACGGCAACAGTTACTTTGCAAATGTTCTTACATCAAATACGTTTAGTTTGTATAGTGATTCAGCATTGACTATTCCAATTAACGGCACTGGATATGGAGCATATACTGGAAATGGTAGGGCTATTACAAGTGTTGGGGGAAGTGGTGGGGGCGGTGGAGGCGCAGCCGGCACAACATTTTCAGTACAGTATAACTATGCAGGTGTCCCAGCCGGAGACTCAAGTTTTACATGGAATAATACAACTTCAACACTTAATGTTACCGGTACAAGTAATGTAACTGGTAATTTAAATGTAAGTAGTAATGTTACTGCAAGTAGATTGATATCTAACGTTGCAACAGGAACTTCACCATTAGTTGTTACTAGTACTACACGTGTAGGTAACTTAAATGTTGCTTATTCAAATGTTACAGATTTTATAAGTATAACTACAGCAACAACAGGTACACATTATTTAATGTTAGCTAATGCACTAACAGGTAATGTAAGTGAATTTGCAAATGCAAATTTAAGCGTTGATGTTGCGACAGGATTATTGAATTCCTCACGATTAAGTGTAACTGGAAATGCTAATGTCGGTAACTTAGGTACAACTCAATTATTGGCGTCTGCTAATATTACCGCACCACAATTAATATCTAACATTGTAACTGGTACTGCTCCATTTGTTGTAACATCAACAACTCAAGTTGCTAACTTGAGTGTTGCAACTGCTGGAACAGCAGGAACTGTTACAACGGGCGCACAATCAAATATTACAAGCGTTGGTACTTTAACAAGTTTATCAGTAAGTGGTAATGCAAACGTTGGAAACTTAGGTACTACAACAGCAATCATCACAACTGGTAACATTACTACAATTAATAGTGGATTACTTCAGAACGGTAATAGTAATATTGCAATAACGGCAAATGGTAATATTTCAGTCACTGCTGCAGGTGGCGCCACTGAACTTATAATCACATCTACTGGTGCAAACATTAATGGAACATTAAGTGTAAGTGGAAACGCAAACGTAGGTAATATTGGAGCAACAAACTTTGTTGGCAATATGCTTACAACAGAACTAAGTACAGGTGCTAACACAACGTTAGGTAATATTACTGGTAATTGGGTTCTAACAGCAGGGTCACGTTTACAAGCTACATATGCTGACTTGGCTGAATATTATGAAGCAGATCAACTATACGAACCTGCTACTGTATTAGAATTTGGCGGTGAAAAAGAAGTTACATTAGCACAAGATGGTACTACTAGAGTTGCAGGTGTAGTCAGTACGGATCCTGCATATGTTATGAATGCTGGATGTCCAGGACATGCAGTTCCTATTGCATTACAAGGTAGAGTTCCTGTTAAAGTAAGAGGTCATATTAAAAAGGGTGACTTAATGGTATCTGGAGGAAATGGTTATGCAAGACCATGGAATAATGCAACACCTGGCATGGTAATAGGTAAAGCTATTCAAAATTTTGAAGGTGTTGAAGGCATTATAGAAATAGCAGTAGGAAGACTATAATGGCATTACCACCAACACCATCTGGATACGATAATTGGAATGATTATATAGAGACCAATGCGCCTGCACTAGCAGTTTCTCAAAGTCTAACATTACAAGAAGCAAAGGCTAGTATTAAATTATTAGAAGTTGCTGAACCAATTCGTTCTAGTGTTGGTGAGCCATATTATAGAGAATATAATTATTTTACCACATGGGCAGACAGAGCATTATTGCCTGATCAAGGCAGACCATGGAAATTACAACCTTGATTGAGACCAATTTAAAATTTTAGTTGGATCACTGTTTGCTATTTCAATAAATCTTTTTTGATTATGTGTTAACATATCCAGTTGACTTTCATATAGTTCTAACGGATTATCTATAATTTTTAACTGTTTTATTATTTCTTCTATAGAGCAGTCATTTAATTTACTGTTTTTAAATAACATTGCTGGTGTATAAATGTCTAGTCTTTCTAATATTTTTACAATACCTTTGTTACTATTAAGAAAATAGGGTCTTAAACCCATTAATGGTTTCCATGTTTTTTCACTTAATTGCCATGCATCATATAATTCTGTTTCGCTAACTATCACAGAGTAACAGCTATTCCAAATATCTAAACCACCAACTGTAAGAATATCTTCTGGTCTACTAAATCGTCTATCAGTGGTATGTAACTCTTGGTCATAGTTTTTAGTTTGTTTATCTATTTCAGGAAAATGACCTTCTTCAAATGTAATAAAACCTTTTGTGTGCAGATTACTATCAATTAAGTTTCTTACTAACTGTTCTCTCCACGTTCTTGGTTTCCTATTATAAGACAAAAACAAATACTTAATATCTTTAAGTTCATAATCATTAATATTATTATGTTGAATCATTAACCTTGGCATCCATGCGTGAAAATGATCTATAGCGTTACCTACAAATTCATATTTGAATCCACACATAATTAGATATTTCATAGAGTGTGTATGTAATATCCATTGATTTCCATCTACAGTACCCGCAAACCATAACTTACAATTATCTGGTCTTCCATGTTGAAATATCCAATTTAACATATCTTCACCAATATTAATCCAGGTGAGATTTATTAACAAATTTATTTCACAGTCGCTAGTAGTTTCTATCTCACGTTTCAGATTGTCTAACCATTCACGTTCATATTCTCCAATACTAGGTGGTTCTGCACCGTATATTCTTCCATATTCAAATACTTTTGCCATGAATTTATTTAGACCAATATTTTATCCTTTTTGATAAATACTCTGTACACTCTTAATTCTGAGAGTTTATGCGGTCCCCGCCGCGTAGTGGAATAGAACCCACATATCAAAACAAGGAGAAAAAAAATGGGACGTCCTTTAAAAATAGCTAAGGCTCAAGCAGTCTTAACAATCACAGGAACTGATGCTACTACAGAAGAAGTAACAGTTTCACAAACATTATCTACATTGGGTGTAATTGCAGGTATGCCTTTTATTCCAGCAAGCACAACTGGTGGTTTAACAGGTGGTGTTACATATTGGATTTTAAAAGTAACTGGTGCAAGTACATTCACAGTATCAGCTACACAATTAAGTGCTAATCCAACATATACGCCAGTTAACTTATCAGGTACCTCAGGTACTACAGTAGCTGCTACAGTTGGTTTAGTTGATTATGGTTTTAGTAATCCAGATGGTTCCAATACAGCAACTAACTCAACAAGTTATGGTGTAGTAGGTGGAAACACAGCATTGTATGGATCACAAACATTAGTTCGTGTTGCTATCGGTGTTGCAGGTGATGGTACAATTACTGTTGCAGATGACAGTCCTAACTTAGATGGTGTTGGTACTGACTTTGCTAACACATTAACAGATGGTACAGTTGTTACATTAACAGATGGTACAGTATTGGGTGTTATTGATGATATCGCTAACGCAAATGCAACATTTGCTACTTTTGCAGCAAACGCAACAGCAAATGCTACAGATGCAAGTTATGTATATGCAACTAACGAAGCAGGTTTCATCTTACGTCAAAAAGGTAAAACAAAATATCTTGTACAAGGTGCAACAACTGGTTTAGTGGCTCAGTGCTTTACAGCAAACGTTGCCAATGCTGCACTAACACCAAACACAATGAACATCTTAGCAACATATGCAAATTCTTCAACAAAGTATGTTGAGTCATTAAATGATTATCAATCAGAAGTGTTCCCGGCAACAGTTGCAGCAGCTTCATTAGTACAAGGAACAGTATATACAATTCAAAATGCAGGCAATACAAACTGGACAGCAGTTGGTGCTTATGCAAATATGACTGGTATTACTTTCACTGCTACAGGAGCAGGTTCTGGTACAGGTACTGCAATATTAGGTAATGCTAACCCAGACGTAATTGCTACATTTGGTACAGCTTATGCAGCAAATACATACGGTGGACAGCCTAACCCAATCGTAACTATTAGCAACGCTTAATTATGTCTACCCAGTCAATTAAAATGCCACTACATACAGAAACTGAAATAGCAGTGCTTCAAGTTCAAGTTCAAAACATCGAAGAAAAAGTCGGTGAGATAAAAGAGGACTTGAAGTCAGTGCATGAATGTTTGGATAGAAATAGTGAGGAAATGAAACAGATGATTAAAGAGTTGCAAGAGGCTGACTCAAAAGCACATGCATCTTTAGCACAAAAAGTTTCTGCACTAGAAAAATGGCGTTGGATGATGATGGGGGCAGGTATAGTTATAGGGTCGTTAGGTTTTGATGCAGTAGCTAAACTACTTAAGTAACAAAAAAGGGGCGTTAAGCCCCTTTTTTAGTTAGAGCATGTAATTTTTCTTGAACAATATCTATATTAACAGTACTGAACAATCCAGGATGCAATGGTTTAGGGTATTGATTATCGCCTACCCATGCATATCCGCAATGCTCGTCATTTAAAACTGGAACAAACTCGTTTTCAACTTCACAAAAAAACGTATGATAAGTAAAGTCTCTGTTGACAAATTTTTGTATTGGAACAAGTTTAGCTTTAGTGGGAAAATAACCTACTTCTTCAGTACATTCACGTTCTAAACCTTCAAATAAACTTTCATCATCTTCTATTTTTCCACCAGGAATACCCCAGTTTCCAGGATTTTTATTGTCTGTTCTTAGTAGATATAAAAATCTATCAGTTGTTTTGGAATAAAAGAACACTCCGGCAGAGGTATTTTTCATAATAATATTATAAACTATTATTATTTAGATGACAATACTAAAGTCACCCTCATTATACCATCCCTCAAAACTTTTCATCCAAACTCCTTCATTTGGTACATAACGATATTGTATGGATGTGTTTAAATTAGTAACGTATTGAACTGTAATAGCTTCATTACTATCAAAAGCTACATACCAACTCATAGTACTACTATCAAATTGTATAATATCATTTGCTTTTGCAATTAAGTCTCCCCATGCAATAGTAGGACTGCCTGGACTTCCTATATCTTCAACAATTAAATATCGTCTTCCATTAATAGGCCCTGGCAATCCTGCATTAGGTCCGGTAACTAATGGGTTTACAACACTATCTACAGGATCGAGTGTATTTTCTGGTAGTGTATCAGGGTCAATGTTGTAAATTAATAATCTATCATCAACTGGATCTGGAACTATTGTACCTACTATATCAGTCTCCATATATGGATTTTGTAACCAAATCTGACTTATACCTGGACGTATAGCACCATAAACATTTAATAAACTTGACCAATATAAACCTGTATTAGGAGGAGGTGGATTATTTAAATCTACATTAGGAGGATTAAAGTTTTGATTTGCCGGCAAGATTTGTAAATGATTTCCTATTAATAATAGATTGTATCCATATGGTGTAACTTTGTGTCTTGTGCCATTAAGCAAATCACTATCTGTCATATCTTGTAAAGCTGTGCTTGTATGTATTGAATAAATTATTTTTTCAATAACACCCATCTTTTTGAGTTTAGCACTTGTACTCAACCATATTGGAATATAAAACTTCCATGTTAATACATCTATGGGATTATTAGTACCTATAGGAATTGTTCTGCTACTAAATGTAAGTCCATCTTGATATACTACACTTAAACTTGTCCAGTCAATAAAATTATCAGTGCTTTGTATTTCTAAAGATGGATTGAATAATGTGCCTAACTGTTCTATAATTTCTAATTTTTGATTATAATTTGTAGTCCAAAAGTCTACACTTAATCTAAGTGTATAAGGTACAGGCATTAGTCTTTCTACGCTAAATGCTTGCCCTTGTACTTGTTCATATACTTTTGTTTCAGGATTATATGCACGTTGTCGTACTTGAATTTTGTCAATGAATGTAGGATCTTGGGTTCTACGCTGGTCATATTCTAAACCAGTTATGTAGTATGTGATTAGTGGTGCGCTTGGCAAGTTGCTTGCACTATTATTTGCAATTACAGTTGATGCTTGACGACTTTGATCACCATACATTACAGGAACACGTACAAGTATATCATTTCCGTTAGGGTCTTTACCCTTAGTAACATACCAATTACTAAAAATTTTTGCAAACTGTAATAAAAATCTGCGTACTTGATTATCGTAAAAAAATTGTGCCATGTTATATTATAGGATTGATTGGGTCTGGACTTAATGTTAATATACTACTTAGTGGTTGTGCTTGTGGTACAAAAGAACCATCTGTAAGTTGTGTTTGATTTTCATTGTTAATAAATCCTGATAGTTGTGACGTATCTGTTGATGTAAATCCAGTATTTGTTCGTACATTTTCACTTATTCGTACCCATACACGCCCATCCCATCTAAACAGTAACTGAGGGCTATAATCAATACGTAAAAAATAATCTCCAACTTGTGGATCTTGTGGGAAACTAATACCTGCACCTGTAGGGAATCCATTAGGTGCTTGACCATCGCCAGTTAAATAACCTGTTGTATACCCAAAACTTCGTGGACTACTTCTTGCTATATATTGGAATCTTGGATCTGCATCAGCACGATAATCCATAGTGTTTGGCCCATATGGTTCAGTGCCAGTAAATCCTGGTTGTGTTGGATCTTCATCAGCAGTTGCGTATGTATTATCGGCAGTTCCATATGGACCTATTACGCCATCAATAGGTGTTATTGTAAGTAGTTTAGTGCCTTCTACTGGTCCAGAACCAGTGTCTGATAATTGTGGTGCAAGTACCATACTTTCTAAATTTATTTGCATAAATGAATCTAATGCACTACCATCACTATCTGCTGTCATGTCCCATATACTTTTAACAATTTTTTTAGATATTTTAATTACAGGACTTGCCATGCTGTAACTAGGACTTTGTATTATAGTAACAGTCCCATATGGCATTACGGGAGGACCGTTCGGTATACCTAAACTAATTGGTGGAGCAGGTTGATTTAATTTACCTGAAAGTTGAACGTTACTTTCAAAAACTCCATACGTTGGCACGACATATAGGTTGCTTTGATCATATCCAGATTTTGGTACTATGCGTTGTGCCTCTTGTAAGTTTTTGTCATTTATAGATATGTTCTTATTATATGTAGCAAGTATATCTTTTAAGTTTTGCTCATCACTTAATTTCCAATATGTAGAATTGGGAGGTGTAATACCTGCAGGAACTTCGATTATAGACTCATAATTTTTATCACCAAAGCTAATTATATAGCCAGGGGGATATGTTTTATCTTTATCCCATAAACCAAGATAATTGTCTTGGTTAATAGGCTCTTGCAGTATTTGACTAAACTCTTGACTGTCTACTAATTTTTCACATTTAATACGCCATAAGTGCGGATACCACGTTACACTAAAGCCTTCACTTGCATAGTTTGCATCAGTAATTTGATAAAATCTTTTAAGTGCAGTAGGTATTTTTTCATCTAATGGATTATAGTCTAATAAATGAGGTAGTTCAATAACATCACCTACCATTAATTTACGTCCAAATTGCTCAATCATGTCATTGTAATGAACAGTAATGAATATAATATCGTTGTTTAAAAATAAACCAAACTGACTTAAATCAAAATCTAAATTAGCAACATTATAATGACCTCGTAGTCTGTATACATTAGGGTCATATGTTCTATCACGGTTTTCTAAAAATAACAAATCTTGTATGTTAAGTGGACTTAAATTAGCATATTCTGGTTGAGTATAATCAATACTTGGACCTTGATTAGTAGGACCAAGATACTTGTGTATGTACAAATCTGTCCCGCCCACAGTAAACATTTCATGGATAGTTCTGTCCAAAAATCTATAATCATTAGTTTTATTAGGGCGGTAAAGGCTTAGTCTTGGCATATTTTAAAACTCTATTGTGTATTTATCGCTAAAGTATTAGCTTCAAAGTACTTGACAATAAATGGACTTTGATATATAATACTTGTATTGTTAACAGGAGCGTTTATGGCAACTCGAAAGCCTAAAAAGACTAGTGACCATTTTATTAAAGCACTAAATCCGCGTGATGCTGATACTAAGTATCTAGGAGAAGAACCGTTCTTCCCATTGCAGCCAATTGAAGTTGAACGTAGGATTGCATTGGCAAGAAGTTTTACTTGGTACAATCGTTTTTACGGTAAGAAAGATGCTAAGGAATTGCTTGCACAATATTGTGAACATCACGACCGACCAAATGATGCTAAAATTCTACGCAAAGTAGATGAAAAAGAATTTTTGATGACCTTGTGTTGGCTAGCTAGGATGAAACTTAGAGGTCTAGAATTGACCGAGCATGAGGAAGCAACAATTGAAAATGAAATCAGTAGGTTGCTTAAAGTTGTCGCAAAGCCGCAACTTGTAGAAAAAGAAGAAAAACCAAGTAATCGTCCCAATGTACAAGAACTAATGAAGGAAAAGGCAAGTGAAGCCGCAGGCGAACTTGAGGGTTTGTTTGATGACTTTATCACTACAGGTAAGGTAAATGGCAAAGTAGTTGATATTGTTAGTAAATTCAATGTTATGCCACAACATATTCCTTTGATTGTTGAAATTTGGAAAAGAAAACAAACTGAGTTTGATGAACTGTCTCAAGGTGAGGATAAAGACCTCAAAGAGGCATATGCATATTTGGGTAAGGTTCAAGTCAGAAATATTATCAAGTACATTGAACAAGTATTGGGTGACCTAAATAGTTATATTTCTATTAAGAAAGCCAGCAAAGCACCACGCAAACGCAAGGCTGTACCTGTTGAGAAAATTGTTAGCAAACTTAAATACCTCAAAGAATTTAAGGATCCTGCAAATAAACTTGAACTGGTTAGTATCCATCCTACTAAGTTGCACGGTGCAAGTGAGGCGTGGGTATATGACACGGGCAAACGAAAACTGCATCATTATATTGCAGATGAGTATAGCAAATCCTTTACTGTTAAAGGTAACACATTGCTTGGATTTGATGCAAACAAAAGTGAAATCAAAACATTGCGTAAACCAGGTGAGCAAATTAAAGAAATTATGGGCAGCAAACCTGCTGCACGTAAATACTTTGACAACATTAAAGCAGTAGCTGCAAAGCCTAACGGCCGCTTTAATGAAAATATTATTATTCTAAAGGCATTCTAATGACACAAAAAATTGACTTAAACAAATATCAGGACTTTGTAGAAGCGGTAACCAGCGAAGCAAGCAATGATGTTTCGGCTATGATCCGCCGGCTGCAAGAGTTGGACGATCAACCAAACCTAAACATTAGTTTATTGATGACAGCCGCAGTTGGTTTAGCAAGTGAAGGTGGCGAGTTTGATGAGATTGTAAAGAAAATGATATTTCAAGGTAAACCCTTCAATGAAGAAAATCGTTTTCATATGAAGCGTGAACTCGGTGATATCATTTGGTATTGGATCAATGCTTGTAGGGCACTTGGATACGATCCTAATGATGTTATTGCAGAGAATGTAAAGAAACTTGAAGCAAGATATCCCGGCGGAAGTTTTGATGCATTTTATAGTGAGAATAGAAAAGAAGGTGATCTTTAAATAAGAACAAACTCCAGATAAATAAGTTATCTGGAGTTTTTTATGAGCGCATCAGTACTAGCAAGTCCTTTGAGTACGCCGTCAGGGTTAACACTTGACGAATTAAAACAAGCATTATTTAAAAATATTCGCCTACGTTTAGGTGATGGTATGATTGATTTGGAGTTAGATCCAGATCACTACGAAGCGGCTTATAACTACGCCATAAAAATATATCGTCAAAGAGCGCAAAACTCAACCGCAGAATCTTACATACTAATGACAGTTATAAAGAATGTGGACACTTACACGTTGCCTCAAGATATCATTAATGTGCGTTCTATCTTTCGTAGAACTATTGGTTTAGAAACAGGCCCTGGTGCAAGCAGTTTTGATCCATTTAGTAGTGCTATTCTTAACACATACTTATTGAACTATAACTATGCAGGTGGTATGGCAACATATGATTTTTATGCTGGTTACATTGAGTTAGCTGCACGTATGTTTGGTGGTTATGTTGTTTATACATTTGATCCAGTAACTAAAGTCTTGCGTATTGTTCGTGATCCTAAAGCCACTGGTGAACGTGTATTGATCTGGGCGGACGTACAAAGACCAGAGATTGTCTTATTGCAAGATCCAGGTGCTGGCGTTTGGATTGGTGATTTTATACTCGGCACACTTAAAGTAACAATTGGTGAAGCACGTGAAAAATTTAATTCAATAGCAGGTCCAGGTGGAGGTTCTTCATTAAATGGTACTGCTATGAAAGCTGAAGGTAAAGCATTACAAGAATCATTAATAGATGAATTAAAACGTTATGTAGATTACAGCCAACCATTGACTTGGGTACAAGGCTAATTTTCCCTATATACTTTTTATATACAATCTTTACAGTACAATAAGTATCGATAGGAACTATTATATGATACTAGGTATAACTGGATTTATAGGCAGTGGAAAAGACACGATTGCAGATTATTTGGTCACAGATCATGGATTTAAACGATTAAGTTTTGCTGCAAGTTTAAAAGATGCAGTTGCGTCAGTATTTGGTTGGGATCGTGAACTACTTGAAGGCACCACAAAATCAAGTAGAAAATGGCGTGAAGTAAAAGACGAGTGGTGGAGTAATCGTTTGAGCATGGATATAACTCCTAGATGGATATTACAACATTGGGGTACTGACGTTTTTAGAGAACATTTTCATAAAGACATTTGGGTAGCAAGTGTTGAAAATAAACTTAGACAAGCTAAAGATGATATTGTAATTACTGATTGCAGATTTGCAAACGAAGTTCAAGCAATTAAATCATCAGGAGGAATAGCTATTAGAGTAGAGCGAGGACCTAGACCAGTCTGGTATGAGGCTGCGGTTGCCTTCAATAAGGGAGAATGGGGAAATATGTCTTGGGCTATAAGCAGAGAAGAATTACGCAGACAAAAAGTACATGCAAGTGAGTATTCAAGTGTTGGTCTTAATTACGACCATTATATAAACAATAATGGCACAATTGTTGAATTACATGATAAAATTAATCAACTACTAAGTCTCCACGTTTCCACTTAATTTCTTTGCGTTTTACTACTTCAACACAGTTTAAACAAATAGTCCGTAAATTAGTTAATTCAATGTTTTCTAAATTACCATCTACATGAAATACTGTAGTTTGTGTATGATATAAACTTTTAAAACCACATATATCACATGTGGTTTTTTTCTTGTATCCGCTTTTTTGCCATTTGGGTTTTAACGGCTTTTTTTTCTTTTTGTTTCTGCCACATTCATCACAAATGCTTCTATAGTATGTTTTTTTATTACGTATATAATTTACAGCAGAAAAGTTTTTATTACATGTTTTGCATATAGGTCGCATACTATATTTATATGGTAACCTTTAAAGGTTCACTAATACCGACTTTTTTTTAATATTATATAAATAATGTTATGCATTTATCAGGTGGTAAACCTCACAATTTTACATAAAGGAAAACAAAATGGCATTAGTATCTCCAGGCGTAGAAGTTACAATCACAGACCAAAGTCAATATCTTCCAGCCGCACAAAACTCAGTTCCGCTAGTTGTACTAGCAACAGCACAGAATAAAGCAAATGCTGCCGGCGATGGAGTAGCACAAGCTACGACAGCAGCTAATGCAGGTAAGTTATATCTTGTAACAAGTCAACGAGACTTAGTAAATTTATATGGTACACCATTCTTCTATACAACTACAAATGGTACTCCTATACAAGGATATGAATTAAACGAATATGGTTTATTGGCAGCTTATAGTGTATTAGGGGTTACAAATCGTGCGTATATTCTACGTGCTGATATTGATCTTGCAAGTTTAGTTGGACAGACAGGACGCCCTGTAGGTACTCCTGCTAATGGTTCATTTTGGTTGAATTCATCTACTACTACATGGGGTATCTACGAATTTAATCAAACAACAGGTAAATTTACAAACAAATTACCTATTGTAATTGATGATGTTTCTAATCTCACAGGTGATGAGCCAAACCAATCAATTGGTAACATCGGTGATTATTGTGTTATTAGTTTGGATAATGAAGGCGAAGATCCAGTAGATGGTAGAAAAACATATTTTTATAAAGATCCCGACAATGTATGGGTTGCAGTTGGAAGTACAGATTGGAAGCAATCTTGGCCTACCATACAAGGAACTGCATCTAATCCTGATTTAGATCCGGGTGATACAATTGTTTTTAGTTGGAACGGACAATTTCAATTTACTATTACTGTTCCAGCAGGACCAAATGATACAGTTAGTGGGGTAGCTACTCAAATTAATAATTTGGGCTACGGCGGACTTAGCGCAGCCAATGTAAGTGGTAAACTAGCAATTTATATGTTTACTACTGAACAAAGTGATTACTTACAGATAGTAAGTAGTACAGGTACTGTACTTGCTGACTTAGGTTTAAGTGTTGGAACATATTACCAACCATCTTTAGCTTGGGGCACATCAGCACAAATGCCATTATGGACCACTGGTCAGCCATCACCTAGACCAACTGGATCTGTATGGTTAAAAGTTGGATCATCTGGTACAGGTTTAAATCCTGTAATATCTGAATACAGCACTGCTCTTGCAAGCTGGAGAGCAAAGACTGTTTCTTTATATACATCAGATTGGGCAGCATGTTCAGGACTAGATTCAACTGGCGGACAAACAATACCTGAAAATACTGTTTATGCTCAATATAATTATGACAATTTAGCATTGTCTAGTAATCCAGAAACTCAAACTGACCCAACACCAAGTATATATTATTTTTATAGAGCTTCAGTTGGATCAACTATCGTTACAGGAACAGATACGTCTCCAACAGCAGGTACTACAGGGGACTTATACGTTAAAATTTCAACTCCAGGATCAAGCGCATTAACACCTTCAGGTGCTGGTGCTTATACTGTTAGTTTAACATCAGGCGATGATGCGAATGATTTTGTTCTTGCATGGCAAAGTGCAAATATACCATATACAACCGCTGAAGTAAATTCAGAAGGTGCAGTTGTTATCACTCATACTGAAGGTGGAGTTATAATTATAGATGACCATAATTATGCCACTGGGGCAAGTACTGGTTTACTGAATGATTTTGGTTTTGTCATAAACACTACTCCTGGTGTTAACTATGGTCCTTCAACTACTTTTGTTTTTAATGGTGTTTCAAGTACAAGTTCTCCTGGTTCAGGTGCAACCTTTAATGTTGTTAAGTCTTATGGAAATTATATATTAGGAACAAGTTATCCAAGCGGTGGTAGTGGCTATTCTGTTGGAGACATTGTAACAATAGACGGAGCAGACGTAGGCGGCGTTAGTGGTACAAATGATATTACAGTTAAAGTAGTGTCTGTATCATCAGGTGCAATTACAGCAGCAGTATTTGTTTCAGGTACAGCAACAGTTTCATATTGGCATCAACTTACTAATTGGTATCCATTAACATATACACCAAGTACAACAGCACCAAATGTTGCGCCAGCTAATAACACAAACTGGTTCTATAGTGTAAATGATGAAGTTGACATTATGATAAATTATAATGGTCAATGGAGAGGATATAGAACTCTAACGTATGACAGTTCTGGCTTCCCTGCAGCAGGTACAAATTTCACAGATCCTAATGGTCCTATTTGTCAAGCTAGTGAACCTACAGTTCAAAGTGATGGAACTCCATTAGTGTATGGTGATTTATGGATTGATACTAATGAACTTGAAAATTATCCAGTTATGTATCGTTGGGAAAATGCAAACGCAACAGATCAATGGGTATTAATTGATACAACAGATCAAGTAAGTAGTACTGGTATAGTATTTGCTGATGCACGTTGGGCACCTAATGGAACAACAAATCCTTATGATGATCCTGTGCCAACAATCAAGTCATTATTGACTAGTAATTATCTTGACTTAGATGCACCTAGTCCAGCATTATATCCTTCTGGAATGTTATTGTGGAATACACGCCGTAGTGGATACAACGTAAAACAATTTAGATTAAATTATTTTAACAGTGTAACATTCCCTGATGAAACATTGCCAACAGAAACAGATGCATGGGTTACAGTAAGCGGTAATCAAAGTAATGGAGCTATGTTTGCTGGTCGCAAGGCACAACGCAATATGGTAGTTCAATCATTACGTAGTGTAATTGACACAAATACAGCAATACGTGATGAAGATAATGCATTTAATTTAATTGCTACACCTAATTATCCAGAACTACAACCTAACATGGTTGTATTAAATAATGATCGTGGAGAAACAGGTTATATCGTTGGTGACACACCAATGAGATTAGAAGAACAAGCAACAGCTATTCAGGCATGGGCTACTAACGCAGCAGGTGCTACAAGCACTGGTGAAAATGGTTTAGTCACACGCAATACTTATATGGGCTTATTCTATCCAAGTGGATTAGCTTCAGACTTGTCAGGTAATGAAGTTGCAGTTCCATCAAGTCATATGATGTTACGTACAATAATACGTAATGACCAATTGGCTTATCCATGGTTCGCTCCTGCTGGTACACGTAGAGGTATTATTGACAATGCATTAAGTATTGGATACTTAGATAGTACAACAGGTGAGTTTATTACAACAAAGACACGTTTAGGTATACGTGATACATTGTATGTAAACTTTATTAATCCAATGGTATTCTTTACTGGTCAAGGTCTATTAAACTATGGTAACAAGACTAGTTTTGATTCACAGTCTGCATTAGACAGAATTAATGTTGCACGTTTAATTGCGTATACTCGTAGACAGTTAACACTTGCTGCTCGTCCTTTCGTATTTGAACCTAACGATGCAGTTACAAGAGCACAGATTCAAGGTGTTGTTCAAACATTGATGGTAG